AGTCAACGAGCTGAGAAACAGTACCACTAGGTTTGACACATGTAATTGATGCGCTGCGATTAATCCCCAATTTGTCTGCGTATTCCTCATTTGTCTCGACTGCTACTTCTCGTAATTCAGTCAGTACTTTGTCTATATTGCCTTTTGTACCATTAGTTAGGGCACAATCCATGATTCCGGTAAGTGAAACTCCCAGTAATCGTTCTTCCTCGCAATTTTTACTCCACTCTCTTGAGAGATATTTGAAACTTGTGAGTGTAGATTGGAATGTTCCAAGGATAGTTGCAAGTCTAACTTTGTCTTTGATAGACTGGATAGTGTCGTTGCTTCTGAGTACAACTTCGGACAAGTTGCAGAATTCCCTGGATCGTAAAATGATTTCGCTGCAAGGATTTGTGCCGAAATCATCTCGTACCACTCTTCGTTGAATGTATGTGCCATTTTTATCCCTATTTCTAGTATTTAGGTCATTTACATGATGTTTGCTTGCTAACCCATTGTAAATACCACGTTCTCCTGATTTGGAATCATAGAGAGATAACCACTCTCTCATGAAAGTTCCAACATCTGGTTTTTCTTTATAGTTGACTGAGTTGTTTGCAAGTGCGCGTTGTACGTTGTTTTGATACCATTCACCGTGTTTGGCGAATCGCATTTCTCTATCATTGAGATTAGAAAGACTAATAAGAGCAGAGCGGCGGACACCACCCACGACAACAATTTCTGCGACTTTACAAACGATATCATGACATTCTATTGGTTTAAGTTTTCTTCCTAATGCACTTTTAATTGTACCAACCATAAAATTAAAGAGGTCTACTAAAGGTTCGGGACCTGAAGCTCGGCCACCAAAAGTTTTTAATGGTGCACCTGCGGGTCTAACTTTGCTTATATCCCATTTTGGTATATGTCCACCAAAAAGTAATCCCACAAGTTCTTTAAACGCCCTAGCCCACCCTAATTTAGAGTCTGCGACTACAATAGTTGTATCCGTTTCATATAATTCATCTGGAACAGTTGGAAGTTGATTTGTATATTCTTCTTCTACTGAAAATCCCACACCCGTACCATTCATCAGCACGTATAGAATTTCATCAAATGATCTGAGTTGATCTACCTTCACGTAGGCACAATTATATCCAGCAACATTTTCTTTTTCTAATGCAGGACCTGCTGTCATGAGACATCTCATAGACGGCATTATCTTTAATTCTTTAACTGCAGTTTCTAATTCAACTCTTGCTCCATTATCTAAACTAAATTCACACGTTTCTTTTAAATGTTTCGTGAAGAAATCAAAATATCGTTCTACTGTTTCGTGCCATGTTTCTCTTCGACCATTGTCATAATCCCATCTTGCATATCTTGATAAATGAATAAATTGTTGGTATTCGGTAGGTAGCATGATTTCTTCTTTCTATTTTAGCTTTTCTAAAAATTCCGTTTCTTCTCGTCCTGACAATCTATCAGTTGCAACGATATTATTGAGATTGTCTTTTATAATCTCCATTTCCTTCTTTGAAAATGTAACCGCATCTCTGATATAATCTTCAAATGCTTCACAGCACAATGGGAAATGTGGTTTAACCAAATGATACATTACATGAGCAAAATCTTGTATTTCTTGTTGTGCGTGGCTATCCCCCCGCAATTTGACAAAATGAAAAAAATTATGTAGGTCAGTTTTCCATATTACTTCAGTATAATTCGACACGGGGAGCACTATCCTTGCGAGCTCTCTCGATAGATTCCAATCTAGTAGGTTATGATAGGCGTTCTTTGCTCCATCGAAGATCCGAAATATTTCAAATTCAATTTCGCCTGTATCATTACCTAACTCTCCTTCTTCTCTACCTTGTTTATTTGTCGATGATTGGGGTTTAAGATTTTTCCCCTTTGGAAAATAAAAGTCATCTGACATGACTGAGTACCGTCCAGAGTACTCGTTCAGGTTTGCTGTCCTATGGCGGACTAACTGGCGCATAACAAATATAGGAAGTTTTAAATGGAACTTGATCTCACACATCTCAAAGGGTGAGGTGTGTTTATGTCTCATTAAGTATCGAATGAGGTTTCTTGTTGCACTTGTCTTTCGTGTTCCTTCACCGTAACTAATACGTGCAGCATTTTCAACTTCTTCATCATTGCCCATGACATCAAGTAATTTTACGAACCCAAGATCATGAACTTTTACTTCTTCATTGGACATTTCTCCACTTTCTTGCTGCCCAATCCGCTTCTAATCCCTTCATAGTATTTTTATTTATCATTTCAAGAATTTCATCAGTTGATAGTTCACTCATAATTAAATCATTAATATCTTTAAACTTTTTCTCTTTAGGCCAAATAACAACAGACCATCCATCATCTATGGCTTTCATCAATTTCTTAACAGTATGTTCATTTCTAGGTTCGTTGTCGAATATTAATACACAGCGTTCTCTATCAATTTTTATTGACTGAAGATCGCCTCCGGCAACCGCGAGACAATTTGGAAGAAACATAGAATCAATTGGCCCCTCTACAATATATGTATGTTCCTCTGATTTCCATCGTTCCAAACCATAAACTTTAGGGCTGTCTTCAGTAACCTTGATAGTAATATATCGGAGTTCATGACTGCCCAAAGCCCTTCCTTGAGCGGCAATTAGTTTTCCTTCTGTATCAAAAAATGGGATAACCATTCTTGGTTCTTCTTTACCCAAATTAGAATAATCTATTTCGGATACTGATATTGCCCACTCTTTAAAGTCTTCCGCATAGAAAACTTTGTCTAAGAAATTATTAGGCATCTTCCTACCTTCGTAAAATAAACGGGCGTGGTGGGTGCGTGTGAGAGAGCCTATAGAGGGTAAATCGATGGTAGTTGGTCTAGGTTTGAATTTTGGTGGTTCAAAGTGAAATTCTGGTTCTTTAGTTTTACCACGACCAGTTTGACCTTGACTATATCTTTCCATGATATATTGACCATGAAGATGAGGATCAAGTTGTTTTATGAAGTTTCCAAGAGAAGCACCATATCCGCAATTATGACACTTCACAAACAAGTCTTGCTTCTTTGCGAAAATGTACAATCGTTTCTTTGATCTATTCTTTTGAGAATCACCACAAATGGGACATCGTGAATTCCAAAGATTTTGTCGAACCTGTTTGAATAAATCTAGGCGAGGGGATATTAATCCCACATATTTTTGATCTGTATATAAGCTCATACTATATTATAACACGAAATATCAATAAGTCAAGTTATCTACGTTTTTGTTCCAGTTCGTGTGCAATCCACATTTTTGCGGCGGGTTTATTTGGTGGGGTCTTTATAAGTTTACCTACTTCAACGAATGCTTTTCGAAATACATCTTCTCCAGCTCTATTGTTGACAATTTCAACAAATCCGCCAGGAAATAGGTTAGCGAGTTGATCTTTAATACTTTGTACTTCTTCCCATGTTCTATGAATAACATCATCTGTAAGTTTTCGAGCTCGATCTTGGTTTTGTTGAAGAGCAATATCAAGAGAAGTATTGACAAAGATCATGTAGGTGTCATAACCAACATCTTCAAGGTTTTTCTTTCTTATGCCGAGTTTTCGTATGTCATGAGCAGTACCATCAATGATTAATCCTAGTCTACCATTGACCCATAGCTGTTCTCTTTTTGCGGTTGTCTTTTTTGCTTTTGCCCGAATGATTTCTTTTTTTGTCGTTTCATCATCAGTATATGTCCTGAAATTAGAAGACATCTTTGCTTTCAGTAATCCCATCTCTAATTGTTCATCAGAGTTGACAACTTTCAATCCATAAGGTCCTACTTTACCGGGAGTAATTTTATTTTCTATTTTTTCGTGCCATTGAAACTTTCCTGAGGCAGAACCAGTTGCTTTTTCTGCTGAATATGATTTACCACTTCCAGCTCCTCCCGCTAAGAAGAATGCTTTGAAGATGCCAGGATCATATACACCTTCTATAAGTTCTTGTTTTAAGTCTTTAAATTTCATAACTCAGACCTAGTAACTTGTACGATTTTTTGTTTTTGAGCTTCTAAAATTGGTATTCTATTTGGCCATCTAATGTACTCTTTAGTGTTTCCATCTTTCATAAGATTTTCTATCAAAGGAAGAATCAACTTTTCTACTGCTAACATACGTGATTTATATTTAAGATCAATATCTTTTTTTCTTTCTTCAAGTTCTTTGGCCAATGAGGTCATATCATGTGAAGATTTTTGAAGTGCTGTAACAGCTTCTAGTTGTTCCATCTTTAGAATCTTTTGAACATCTTTGTCCAAGTAGTCAAGCTTTTCTATAATTGGAGTTAAGTCTGGAGGTTCAGTTGTAACAGTTTGTACTTGAGATGCGGTCAAGTCATCTAACTTTCCTGATGTTCCTTCCAAGAGACTTTCAAGACTCTCTAACTTAAGAATCTTGTCAATCTTTGGTGACATACTCTCTAAGAACTTCATGATCTCATCTTGTTTTCCTACAGCTTCAGTTGCCTTTGCAGAAGATGTTCTAGACTCTCCTGTTGCATCATTCAATTGAGCAAGGATATCTGCAGTTGTTTGTGCACGTTCTTCATCTTGTTCTAATGAAAGAATTTTATCCAGTTTCTCTGAATTAGCAGCTAATGCTTCAGCCAGAGAATCTTGTTTTTCTTGAGAAAATCCAAAATCATCTGGCGGTGCATCAGATTTACTTGATATAGCAGCCATGATCTGTTCTATCTTGGCGTCCATCGATGCTAGTGCTTCTGGACTAGCAGAACCTCCACTCCCTGTGTTTTCTCCATCTGTATTGTCTCTTTCGTATTCATCTGCCGTTACGGCACTAAATCCAAAATCGACTAATTCTTCTGCCATGTTAATCCTTTTCTGCTAATTATTTTTTATCTTCTGGACCAACAGAGTCTATTGCTTTATCTAACTTACTAAAAAATTTTCTTTCTAGATAAGGTAATAATCTAATACCTGTATATCCAACAAAGAATGCGATTGCAAGTGCTGTCATCGGTCCAAATTCAAATTGTTCCATTAATGCAGGAATAAAAAATTCTGCGGCTATCCAACCCACTATGGCTGCGATGATGAGATTTTTTATTTCCCACCAAATACCCATCCATTTGTGAACTAATCCATTAGTCAATCCTCCAAGTGTAGATGCGAAAACGCAACACCATTTGGCTCCGAAAATTGCTAACATTGTCTCCATTTACTTCTCCTTTTGTTGTTATTATTGTAATATTTATTATTTTGATGGATGTCCAGGAGACGCAAGTTCAGCTATTCTGATTCTCATATTTGTTACCTGTTTTTCCAGTTCTTCTATTTTTTTATAACCTTGTGCGAGGTCTTGATTAATTTGTGGTATTTCCGCATCTTCGATTTTATGTACTAATTTGTCTAGATCCATGACTGATACAAATATCCACGAAATACTTCCTATTAATGCTGCGCAAACCAGCGGTAGTGCCGCTTTAAACATAGAATGTTCTGCTATTTGTTGCATTGTTTGTACTGGCATCTTTTTACCTTTGCTCTTTTAATGTTGTTACATATTTCGCTATTGCATGATCTAACCCGTCTGTTTTACTTATTAATCCATTATCATTGTCTGGACCCCAATCCAGAGATACACTATCTATAAAAAGCCCTGTCTGAATATAAGGCCAAGGAGGAGTAAAAGGAATAGGATCGCTACGGCGAACCACCCTCCAATGAGTGGGTTGTCCACTAGACATAACTTGATAACTGACCTTTGGTGATCCGTAAGAGAAAATTTGAACATTATTACCTCTCTTGTGAAGCCACATTCCTATTATTTGTGCAACAGCTCCTCCTAAACTGTGTCCTGTAATATGTACAGTATGTTCAACCGTATGATCTCTATCTATAATTTCCATAACACCCAGAGAAGCATCTCTAAATCCTTTATGGAGTTTGATTCCTGTACGTGCATCATCTACTAAT